TGCGCGTACTTTTCGATGCTGCAAAAGATGCTACTCCGGAAGATTTGAAAACAACATATGATATGCTTATGGCATTAAAGAAAAAGGAACGTGATAATAATGAGTTTTGATTATCAAATTTTTTTCATGGACGGAATGACCGTTAATGAAGTAATAACCGAAAATGAAGATAATTCATTCACTATTTTTATAAACGCAAATTTATGTGAAAGCAAACGGTTAAAGGCAATTAACCATGCGATTAGGCATATAAAGGAGCGTGATTTTGAGAAAATAGATGTACAGAAAATCGAAATGTCTGCGCATAAATAAGGTATAACCGCTACGGCGATTATATAAAGTGGTGTTAAAGG